GAACAAGCCGCGGCGATTAACACTAATTTTGTCATGTATAACCGAAATAGCGTTAACAGGCTGATAAAGAAAAACCCCGATTTGTTGCCAAAGCCCAGTGAAAAGCTATTAGCAAGGATAAGGCGCGGCGAAGTGCAAAGGTATAATCAGCAATCGCTTCAATCGGCGTTAATACAAGGGCTTTTACAAGGCGAAAGCATTGATAAACTTGCTAAACGTGTAGCGGTTGACGTAGGCGAAAAGAATTATAACAGCGCAGTACGAAACGCGCGGACAATGGTTACAGGGGCGCAGAATGGTGGGCGGTTGGACGCATTTAAACGCGGTGAAGAAATGGGAATCGAGCAAGAGAAGATGTGGCTTGCAACACACGACAGCAGAACGCGTGATACACACAGGGAACTTGATTACCAGCAGATACCGATTGACGAAGCCTTTGCAAACGGCTTAATGTATCCAGCAGACCCCGACGGAGAACCAGCCGAAGTGTATAACTGCCGTTGTAGTATGCGAACAGTGATAAAAAACGTTTCGAGAAACGCATATAAACATCACGATAGCACTATAGAGGGCATGACATACGACGAGTGGAAAAGGGGGCACAAATGAAGGTTGAAGTCACCGACAACACAGCAAAAGTTAAAGAAGAACTTAATAATAAGATAGCACTTGCGCTTGAAGAAGCTGGATTGCATGTTGAAGGCGAAGCGATGGAAGAACTAAACAACGACCCGCGCCGAATAGACACAGGCAATTTGCGTAACAGCATAACGCACATTGTAGCGCCCGAAGAAGACAGTGTATATATTGGAACTAACGTAGAATATGGCGTCTATGTGCATGAGGGCACGGGTATATATGCGGCAAGTGGTAACGGCAGACAGACGCCGTGGGTTTATCAAGACAACAAGGGTAATTGGCATGTCACAAGGGGCATGAAACCGAACCGATTCTTGAAAAACGCCGTTGAGCGAAACACAAAGGAAATCGCCGAAATCATAAACAGCGTACTACAAAGTTAAGCGTAGATTTAACTATTGCAAAATTTATAAAATTGTGTATACTAAAAGGTGGGGAAACCTATTTGCACGGCGCAAGGAAACGCGCACAAGGAAAGGAGCAAATATGCTTACAAGGAAATTTTTAGCTTCTAAAGGAATTGAAGCAGACGTAATTGACGAGATTATCGCGGCACATACTGACACAGTAAATGGGCTGAAAGATAAAATGGACGATTACGAAAAGTATAAAAAAGACTCCGAAGCACTTGCGAAAGTACGCAAGGAATTGGAGGACTTAAAAGCGGAAGTCGCAAAGAACAGCGACAAGGACTACGACAAACTCAAAGCCGAATTTGACGCGTATAAGACCGAAGTTGAAAACAAGGCAGTACGCGACGCAAAAGAAATGGCGTTCAAGGAAATCCTAAAAGACGCGGGCGTACCCGAAAGGCACTTTGCTAAAATCATCAAATACAGCGATATTGACGCGCTGGAACTTGACGAAAAGGGCAAGATAACCACAGCAAAGGATGTTCTTAAATCAATCAAGGAAGAATGGGGCGACCATATCCCTACAGACGGCAAAAAGGGTGCAGACGTAGAAAAGCCGCCAAAGAATGACGGGGGCAAATCCCTAACAAAAGAGGAAATAATGAAAATAACAGATACAGCCGAGCGACAGGCCGCTTGGAAAAAGTATCTGACAGAAGGAGGTACTGAATAATGTCACTTACAAAAGTAGAAAACATTGACGTAACAGTGCGCGAACAGGACTTTGTATCACGTTTTGCAAAGAACTGGGACGCTCTTAGAGCGATTTTAGGTATTTCAAGACCTATCAGAAAAACACTTGGAACAAAGCTGGTGGCTTATAACGCTACATGTTCACTTGAAAGTGGAAGCGTTGGCGAGGGACAGCAGATTCCATATAGCACAACAAACGTTGAGGAAGTAGCATTTGAGGACGTAACAATTGAAAAGTACGCAAAGGCTGTTTCAATTGAAGCTGTTAATAAGTACGGCGCACAGGTTGCCGTTGAAAAGACAGACGACGCATTCCTTAATGAACTCCAGCTTGGCGTTCTTACAAGATTTTACACATTCCTTAAGACTGGTACAACAACCAGCGCAGAAGCAAGCTGGCAGATGGCACTTGCTATGGCAAAGGCAAACGTTATTGACGAGTTCAATAAAATGCGTAGAACAGTAACCGACATCGTTGGTTTTGTAAATGTTCTTGATGTTTACAAGTATATCGGAGCGGCAAATATCACAGTACAGACCGCTTTCGGTCTTCAGTACGTTAAGGACTTCATGGGTTACAGCACACTGTTCCTTCTTAGTGAGCCCGATATTCCACAGGGTAAGGTTATCGCAACACCTGTTGAGAACATCGACCTGTATTACATTGACCCAGCAGACAGCGATTTCGCAAAGTTAGGTCTTCAGTATACAGTAGATGGTGAGACAAACCTTATCGGCTTCCATGCAAACGGAAACTATGGAACAGCAGTAGGCGAGAGCTTCGCAATCATGGGAATGACTCTTTGGGCTGAATATCTTAATGGTATTGCTGTCGTATCGGTAGACGATAATTTTTAGCTGACCTCACTCTTGGCGCGGAGAGTGGGGGAACAACCATCTTTGGCGCGTCTGTAGCAGACTTACAGACTGATGTAACCATAAAGGACGGCAAAGTTACAGGTACATTAAAGTATTTTGACGAAGCTGGCGAAATTGTTGATTACTGGGGCGCTGGTAATTTCCTTGCATTCAAGGTTAGCAATATTGACGCAAAGGCTACTTCCGTTCTCGTTGGACTTGAGCCATCAGAGGGAACAGGTCTTGTTGAAATCATCAATGACCCTGATAAGAATGGAATCGCAAAGATTACCAATAAGGACGTTCAGAAGTTCAAAGTTGTACAGAGCGACAATGCTGGACACAAGAACATCCAGTATTATGACCTTAGCGGCTTGACAGTAGAAAGCGAGGCATAATATGAGCGTAGTTGTTGCAAAGCCAGTAAACAAGCCGAAAAAGGGCGGCAAAAAGGAGAAGTAATATGTTGACTGAGATTTGCGGGTATTTGAGAAACTGGTTTGAACGTGAGAAATACATCGGCTTCTTTGCAATAGAGGACGGCAAGCTCACGGGAAACAAGGACTTCAACGACAAATTGCTTGAAGGCCAGTATATCCGTATAATTGGCTCAATATTAAACGATGGTGTTTACCAGTATAGCAAGGACGGAATAGAGGGCTTAAAAGATGAATTTTTTAGCGGCGCTGTTTGGAGTCTTGCTATACCGAAAGAGATAGTTACCCTTTCCAATGACATACAGATATGGAGCGACAAGAACGGCGGCGCGGATAGCGTCGCCATGTCGCCATATCAAAGCGAATCATTTGGTGGTTATAGTTACAGCAAAGGCGCAAGTGCAAGCGGAAATTACGCGGCTGGCGATTGGAAAAGCGTATTTGCGAGCCGTTTAGACCAGTGGAGGAAGATATGAGTTTATTAGACGACGCTATGGAAACATGCGTATATATAAACAAAACAAAGGAAGCTGACGGATACGGCGGCTTTATAGACCATTATACATTAGGCGCGGAGTTTAATGCGGCAATAGTGTATAATTCCTCACTTGAAGCACGCGTTGCAGAAAAGCAAGGCGTTACAGGGCTGTATACGATAACCACAAAGAAGGCAACAATCCTTGAATATCACGACATATTCCAGCGTGTACGCGACGGAAAGATATTTAGGGTTACATCGGACGGCGACGACAATTTAACGCCAGCATCCGCGGCTTTAAACATGCGGCAGAGCACGGCGGAAGAATTTGTCTTGGGGGTGGCTATTGATGGATAACTGGCAAGGACAAGATTATTTATGGAACTCGTTTGGGATAAAGGCATATGACGAAAACACTGTAGATGATAAAGCCGAAATGCCGTATATTACATATGAAGCTGTCGATGGCAGTTTGGGCGGTTCAATGCTTGTGTCGGCTTCCTTATGGTATAAGGGCGGGTCATGGGCTGAGATAAGCAAAAAAGCCAATCAGATGAAAATTGGTTTAAATCGACAGGTAAAGATAGACGGCGGGTATATCAAAGTCAGAACGCCATTTGCCAATTATGCCACACGCATGAACGACCCAAACGATAAAGATATACGGCGCATACGAATAGCCGTAGAAATGGAATTTTTGACAAATTAAAAAGGGAGGTGTAAAGCATGGGAAAGTTCACTAAAATTCCCGAGAATACATTTGACGCGTTACAGCTTGACGCTGGTATTCTTTTGAATTTCTTTGACCCCGAAAATCCCGACGTACAGGATGAGGATATAATCACAGCCACAACAGGCGGAATCAATCCAACATGTGTTCCAACATATAGCGATTTTGGCGAGGACGTTGATAACGTACCAAACAACATGATGGAGTTTAAACATCTTGATGGTTGGGACTGTAAAATTGCAACAACAGGCCTTGGAACATCGGTTGAACTTATTCATATGGCGCTTGGTGCGGCTGACATTGTGGGAAACAAGGTTGTGCCACGTCGTGATATAAAGATGACTGATTTTGCTGATTTGTGGTGGGTTGGTGATAAAGCGAATGGCGGCTTTGTTGCTATCAGACTTATGAACGCGCTTTCAACAGGCGGATTTAGCTTACAGACCACAAAGAACGGCAAAGGACAGGTTGCTATTGAGATTACAGGCCATGTATCAATCAATGCACAGGACGTAATCCCAATGGAGTTTTACAGTTATGACGGCGAAGCGCTTAATAGAGTTACAGTAAGACCCGAAGCACAAGACGTTGAAATGTTTGGAACACTGGTTGCAGAGATACAGGGCGACGATGTAAAGGTAAAGGGCGGAACTATCACAGGTACACTTAATTATCTTGATAGCGGCGCGATTGCCGACCACTGGGGCGCTGGAAACTTCCTTGCACTGAAGTTTAGCGACCTTGACGCAAGCGCAACATCAGTTCTTGTAGGACTTGACCCGTCAGAGGGAAGCGGTCTTGTAGAAATCATAGACGACCCCGATAAGAACGGCGTATTTAAGATTACCAATAAGAACGCGCAGAAGTTCAAAGTTGTTTCAACCGATGGAACTAATACTGTGACGCAGACTTACGACCTGTCGGGTTTAATCTGTTTGGAGGAATAAAAAATGAAAACACTGGCGTCATGCAAGCCGAGCGAATTTTTAGTACAGACCAATAAAATCCGTAAATCAGTTGAACGCTGGTTAAAGGACACAAAAATTCTTGATATACGCAAGAACATTCCAAAGCCAACAAAAGTCACTGATGATATGTCGGAAGAGGAAAAGGAAAAAATAATCAAAAAGAACAGGGAAGCGCGAAACAAGGCCGCGCGGGAAAATCTTTCAAAGATACTCGACGCGATTTTGGAAAAATATCCCGAAGAAACGCTCGAAGTGCTGGCGCTGGTTTGTTTTATCGAGCCAAAAGACGCGGACAATTACAAAGTCACGGATTATCTGAGGGCGATAGCCGAGATATTAAACGATAAGGACGTAATAGATTTTTTTGGCTCATTGATACAATGGGGGCAGAGCGATATTTTAAATTAAGTGAAACTATTCGCCTTGACCTTTTAGAACTTTATGGAAGCGGATATGTGATTGACCATTGCATATCCGCTTTTTCTGAAGAGGAAGAAAAGAAATCCTATTGTATCTATGTAACGGACGCACTACGGGCATACATAAACGCCAGCGGGCGCGTAACACTCAATTCTCGGTGGATTGACTTAATCAAGCCACAAAAGCCAATAGAGGACATTGAGGAAGAAGCGGCTGGCATAAAGAATAGAATCATAAACGGATTAAAAAAGGGGGTGAATGAATGAACGTACTAGATTTATTCGCGAAATTAACCCTTGATAAAAGCGAATACGACGAGGGGCTTGACGAATCATCGGAAAAGGCGTCAAGTTTTGCGTCAAAGATAGGCGCTGGTTTAAAGACAGCGGGAAAGGTTGGAGCGGTTGCAATCGGGGCAATAGGCACGGCGGCAACGGCTGTAACCACAAGCATGATTAAAGGTGCTGGCGAGGTTGCTTCATATGGCGATAACATTGATAAAATGTCGCAGAAAATGGGTTTAACCGCCGAAGCATATCAAGAATGGGACGCGGTTTTACAGCATAGCGGAACAAGTATTGAAAGTATGCAAGCCAGCATGAAAACCCTTGCAAACGCCGTTGAAACAGGCAACGAAGCATTTGAAAAGCTGGGATTGTCACAAGAACAGCTTGCGGAAATGTCACAGCAAGATATATTCGAAGCGACCATAGCGGCATTACAGGAAGTTGAAGACGATACCGAGCGAACATATTTGGCTGGTAAACTGTTAGGGCGTGGCGCGACGGAATTAGGCGCTTTGCTTAATACCAGTGCTGAAGACACAGAAAAAATGCGCCAGCGTGTGCATGAACTGGGCGGCGTAATGAGTGACGAAGCTGTTAAGGCGTCAGCACAGTTTCAAGACAACATGCAAGATTTACAGACGGCATTTGGTGGCATAAAGAACAAAATAATGTCCGATATGTTACCATCGCTCAATAACCTTACGGAAGGCTTTACAAAACTGTTAGCGGGCGAAGAAGGCGCAGACGAGCAGATAGGCGAGGGCATTGATTTACTTGTTACCAACATAACAGAAGGCTTTGGGCGTGTAGTTGAGGTTGGCAGTACAATACTTCCATCCATCGTGGAATCAATCATAAACAATCTTCCACAGCTGTTTACAGTTGGTGAGGAATTATTAAGTACGATTGTAGACGCCGTGACAACATACGCGCCTAGCCTGTTAAGTGCTGGTTTGGAAATCATTCAGACCTTGATTACAGGAATAACTGAAAGTCTCCCCGATTTAGTAAACAGCGCGGTAGATATTATAAAATCGCTGGCGGATTTCTTGGTTGAGAACGTTGACACGTTGACTACAGCGGCGATTGATTTAGTCTTTGCCATTGTAGACGCGCTGACAGACCCCGACACACTTGTAACCTTGATAGAGGCGGCAGTTGAGATAATCATAGCGTTAGCGGAGGGACTTGTAAACGCAGTTCCAAAGCTGATAGAAAAAGCGCCAGTTATCGTTGGAAATCTTGTTACAGCCATTATAAAAGCCGCGCCACGTTTGGCAAGTGCGGCGCTTGAACTTATTGGAACGCTGGTTCGTGGCATTGTTGAGGGCTTTGCAAAGATATTTGAAGTAGGCGGAAAGGTTATATCAAAGTTCGGCGAAGGCGTTACAAAGAAATTCAACGATTTGCGGAACTGGGGACGCGATATAATCGAACAGGTAAAAGCGGGATTGACAAAGAAACTCGAAGACGCAAAGAACTGGGGCAAGGATTTAATCACTAACTTTACCGACGGAATCAAGGCAAAGTGGGATAGTCTTAAATCAACGCTTTCCGAAACAGGCGACAAAATCAAGAGTTTTCTTGGCTTTTCAGAACCCGAACAAGGCCCTTTGTCAGATTTCCATACTTACGCGCCCGATATGATGGATTTATTCATCAAGGGCATAAAAGACAACGAAGCTATGTTACAGCGTGCCGTTGCGGACGCGTTTGATTTTGAAAATTTGATTGAAGCGCCAACCGCTAATTTACAGGTTGCGGGCGCTGGTGGTGGCACAGTAAATATCAATATGAACATTTACGGCGCTGAAGGACAGGATGTAAACGAACTAGCCGAATTGGTTAGTCAGAAACTCGGTGCAGAGGTTAAAAGGAGGACTTCATCATGGTAGAAAATCAATTTGTATATAACGAGCGGTCTTCCCTTGACTTTCATATTTATTGTAGCGGTTATGGCTCATATAGAACCCCGTCGCGTGATGTAACAATGTTATCCGTGGCGGGGCGTGATGGCGATTTAACGCTGGATAACGGGCGTTTTTCAAACGTCGATATAGTTTATAAAGCGCTCATATACAAGGATTTGGCTGTAAACTATAAAGATTTTGTATCATTTATGAAATCCCAGCGCGGATATAAAAGGCTGGAAGATACATTTCATCCAGCAGAATTTAGGATTGCCGTATTCAAAGACGCCATTGAACCAAACTTACACGGGTATGACGCGGCGGGGTTTGAGGTTACGTTTAACTGCAAGCCACAGCGATATTTAAAGAGTGGCGAAGAAGTGATAGAGGTTGAAACAAGCGGAACGATATTTAACCCGACATCATTTGACGCAAAGCCGCTTATAAGGGCATATGGCAACGGAACACTCACAGTCGGCGACCAAATATTAGTTATAAGTAATATTTCGGACTATGTTGATATTGATTGCGAGATGTTAAACGCTTACAAAGGTTCGTCAAATTTAAACAGTAAAATCGCGGGAACATTTCCAGTTTTAAAAGCTGGCGAGAACGAGATATCATTTACAGGTACAAAACTTGAAATAGAACCGAGGTGGTTTATCTTATGATTCCAGTATTATTTGATAAGGCGGCAACGGATTTTAGTTCGTATGGATTGGGTGCATTGACCGACGCGATTTCGTGCGTGGTGACCGAGGAACGCAACGGCAGTTTTGAACTTGTTATGGAATATCCCATGACGGGAATACACTATACCGAGATTATGCAAAGCAACATAATCTTGGCAAAGCCCAGCGACAATCAAAATCCACAGGCGTTTAGAATTTACAGGATTGAACAGCCCATAAATGGCATTGTAACAGTACGGGCGGAACATATAAGTTATATGCTTAGATTTATCCCCGTTGAGCCGTTTACAGCACAGAATGTATCGGGCGCGATTGCTGGGGTAAAGAGCCATTCTATGACTACAAATCCGTTTACATTTAGCACTGATAAAACAAACGCGGCTGTGTTTACTTTGGGAACGCCAAAGAGTGCAAAGACAGTTTTAGGTGGAGATAGTAAAAGCATTTTGGAGTTATACGGCGGCGAGTTTAAATGGGATAACTTTAACGTGTATTTGCTTAATGCAAGGGGCGTCGATAATGACGTTACTATCCGATATGGCAAGAACATAACCGATTTTGAACAGGAAAAAGACCTGTCCGACACTATAACAGGTGTATTGCCGTATTGGAAAAATCAGACCGATTTAATCATTGGCGATATAACCAAAGTAACATCGGATTTGGCGTATGACGCCATAGAAACAATTGACGTAAGTTCCGATTTTGACGCAAGCACAACGCCGACAAAGGCGGAAGTAACAGCGGCGGGCGCAACGGCATTAAGCAATCATTCGTATGTTAATATTCCAAACATAAACTTTAAAATATCCTTTGTGGATTTGGCGCAGACCGAAGAATACAATGACATAGCGCCGTTGGAACATGTTAACTTGTGCGATACAGTAACAATAATCTTTGAACAGCTTGGAGTCAGCACTAAAGCGAAGGTTATAAAAACAGTTTACGATTGTTTGCTTGAGCGCTATAATGAGATTGAAGTAGGCGACAAGGCGTATAGTTTGACAACGCAAGTCGCACAGCAGACGGAAGCAACAAAAGACGCCGTGGCAAGGATTGATGTACTGGACGACCAAATAGTGCTGAAAGTAAGTAAAGGCACAGTAAGTTCCGAAATCAGTTTGGAAAGCGGACAAGTTACTATAAGTGGAAATAGGCTTGTAGTAAACAGCACAAACTTTCAGCTTGACGCAAGTGGTAATGTAACACTTAAAGGTTCGCTGACATCGGGTAGCACTATAACAGGTGCAAGTATAAGCGGTGGAACAATATTTGGCGTTCAAATAACTGGTAGCACATTGATACAAACGGGTCAATATGGAACAGTTGAAATTAGCGGTGGAGCAGTAAACGCGGGGCAGTTCATTTCATCATCCGACGCTGGTACTGTTAGTATATCCAGTACATATATTAACGTGTCTTCGAGTAGTTCCACAGTAACATTTGGAGGGTCATTAAGTGTTAGCGGAAACAGTGTATTTTTAGGCGAACTATGGGCCTTGGGAAATATTAAAGTTGGAGCCACTACACTAACCCTTAAATCTCAATCTGTTATGATTGGCGAAAGTTCGTACACTACTATACATTATCTTGGTTATTAAGGAGCAAACATGGACGAATTAAAAAACGCGCTTATAAATGTATTAAATCAATCATTATTGCCGTTAGATTGTAAAGTGTACGTCATTCGAGATTTACATCACGATTTGGAAACACTTTACGCGCAAAAGCTAAAGGAGGTGACAAACGTTGATAACGCAGAAATTGAAGGTCAATCTGATACCGAGCGGGGTAATGCCGAGGCTTAATGTCAGTCAGTACGATTTTGGTTCGCGTAAACTGGAAATCAGCCTGTATGATGGTTCAACGCCTTTCAATGTTCCCGAAGGTGCAAACGTAGTCATACAGGGTACAAAAAAAGACAATACGGGCTTCCAGTATGAGCATTTGAGTTTCAGCGACAATGTTGTTTATGCCGATTTAACCCAGCAGATGACAGTATTTGAAGGCGAAACAGTAACGGAACTGGTTATAATCGTATTAAACGAGGAAGACCCCGACAAGAACGAACAGCTTGCTACGGCAAACTTTGTGTTAGTAGTTGAGCCAGCGGCGCTGAAAGATGATATTATCGTTTCAGAAACCGATATTCCCGAAATACAGACCTTGCCCGAAGCTATGGCAGAGGTTAGGCGTGCGGTTTTAAGTACAGCGGCAGACGCTATAAAGACAGGCAAAGACGCAGACGACGCAGAAGCGTGGGCAGTAGGTGAGATTGACGGCGAACCCGTTCCACAGGACGACCCGCGATATAATAACAAT